GGTATAGGTCAAGTTCTGCAACCCGGTAGTGGCTAGAATACCGGTCAGCTTACCGGAACCGCCAGGGCCGTTCAGAACGTTATCCTCAATCAGGGCGTTCAGGTTGTAGGTCAATTCGCCCTGCATCCAGGTAGCGAACGCGCCCGCGTCTTCCAACATCTGAGTAGACGCAATGAAACCATCGGCCATGGTTACGGCTTTGCACTCGGCCATGTTCGTGGTGAAGTCGGAGATAGGCTTCAAATTGGCCGCGTTATTCGTGGTGGTAGCTTCAGGCACAATAGCAGCGTTCCGGCTAACCCCAGTAATCTGCACATACTCAAAAGCCGGAGTGGCCATCTTGCCGCGTGCGATAACATCCAGTAGGGTTAGCGGCGCGCGGTCGATAGCGTCAACGGTAGGGTAGCGTGCGGGCTGTAGGCGCGCCACCGGGGTTGCAAGCACGTTTGAAGACTTGCGTTCAACCATGAACTCTTCAAGCGACCCCACCTTAACCGGGTCAATAGTCACCGGGGCGCCGGAGCTACCGACACGTGACTTTGCGAAACGCCGGTAGTTTTCAGACTTAACAAACCGGTCAGCCATGCTCAGGCCCTTAACCGATTCGTCCACCGCGCCGTTAGCGGGGGCGGCGGGTTCCTCAGTATTAGCGGCCAGCGAGTCTACAAGGCCCTTGGTTTCTTCCACAGCCTGTACTGCGTTGTAGAGTTCCTTTAGGCGCTCAGCGCCCTTTCGGTATTCTTCTAGGCGTTCCTGGCTGTATTCATTCTGTAGGTCAGCTTCGAGAGCCTTAACCTTTACGGCTAGCTCGGCGTGCTGTTCCCTTAGCGTCTTTGCCATTTTCTTCAGTTTTCCTTTAATCAGGTAGTGTCAAGTATTCCTTGACCTGGTTCGCGATTCGCGCCATAACCTCGTCGTGCTTAATGCGCCCTGCATCCTCGCTAGACTTGCTATCCGCTTCCCCGCTCGGGGCCTGATTGATTAATGCTTTTAGTTTAGCTACTTCTTCGTTGGTGAACAAAGGGGTGTTTGATGCTGCTTTAACATCGTCAATGCTAGTATCGGGGTTGCAACCGTGAGGCACAACAGAGACTTCCAGCAGGTCTAGTTCGCGTAGTTCATTGGCTTTGATGCCGTTTTCTACCTCAATGGTTGCAGAGTCAAGCACGCGGAACGCGAAGCTCATTTCTGCAACCTGCTTGTTCTTCAGCAACTTATGGACCTGTTTAGCCATGGGGTTATCTGTGTCGATAGTGGCGTCAACCTTGAGGCCGTGGTCGTCCTCTGTACATTTAGCCCACCCAATATAGGCGTTAGGGTCAGCGTCGTTATGTAGCCACAGTAGGGGAATATCGCAACCCTTAGCCGCCCAATCAGCCAGGGTCTTGGTGAACGCACCCTTAGCCACCACATCCCCGGCATAGTCAGGTGTGCGAGTCCAGGTAGACGCATAGCCAGTAAACCCTGCCTGTTCCGGGTTGGCTTTCACGCTTGCCGCGTTCTTGTAAAGAATCTGTGTCATTTTAATTACCACTTTCTACTACTACGTAGCATGTGCAACCGGCCACTTCATCGACGCCGCCGGCGGGATCATGCGGCCATTGCATCCCGTTCGAGAATAGTTTACCGGTGCCGACACTTTGCCCGTTCATGCGGCGGTGACTAGCGCGCGGGTTAGGGCTTGGTGTGTACCAAGTCTTTTTGCCGCCCTTGCCGGGCCGGGCTTGCTGTACAGCTTCGTTAGCGGTGAATGAGCTCAACGCACCCAGCAACATTGCCGCGCTGCGCTTAGCCCGCTTGTCTGTTTCTGTTTCACTAAACAGCGTAGCAGTGTCACCTGCATTGTCTAACGCTTCCTTAATAGCCCTATAAGTAGCGTCGTTGACCATGCGGGCGCGACTCTTTGACACTGCCGATAGGTAGCCAATACACTTTTCTAGAGACCATTCTTTATCAGGGTCAAAGCCCAACGCTTTTGCCGCCTTTGGCCCCATGTCGGCCACGGCCAGCTTGGATAGCTTGAATAGATCGTCGGCTAGTTCTTTAACCCACCTATCTTGTTCCCACCATTGTTCGCTTTTGCTTCCTAGCTTGGCTTGGATACTGCGCCCTTGCCGTGCGTAGAAGTTGGAGAACAGTTCGGCGGCTTTATCTTCCCAGTCGCCGATTAGCGTGTTAGCGGCTAGCTGGTGCTTGTCGCTGGTTTCGTTTTCGGGCTCATCAGCGGCCTTTGTTTCTGCCACTGGTGCCTGTTTTTCGTTTTGACTCCCTGAATCGTGTGGGGATGCTTGGCCACCAACAAGGACGTTTAGTGGCGTGACTAGTTCGTCGCCGCCCTCAAGGCTGTTTAGCTCGACCTTGGCGCGCGCTTCGTTTGTGGTGAGGAACGGGCGGCCAGTGGAAGAAACAAGCAAGCTTGCCTGTTCCTGGAATGAGCCACGCAACTTAACGTCAACATGAGCTTTAATGTAATTGTCGGAGGGTTGTTCGAGCATAGCCACAAGGGGGTTTACAGACTGTTCAAGGGCTGTAATGTATGGCCCTAGGTTGTCCCTATAGAGCGACTGTCTAAACGCTTCCTGGTTGGCGTAGGTGCCCTCACGGATACCCAGCAACTCTGGCTGGATATGGTAGGCGGCGCAAACCTCAACGGCAGATAGCTTGCGCGCTTCCAGGTCATCAACTAGGGGAACCTGATAGTTGCGGTCAACCCATTTCATGCCCTCATCTAACAGCATGGTGCCACCCGCGCGATTGTTGCCACTAGAAAATTGGCGCAATGACCGCACAAAATTGTTGCGCGCTTCCTGGCTCGGCCATTCCGTTTCACGCTGCACAATACCCGTATGTGTGGCCGCGTTGCGCATAACCTCATCACGGTATGCTAAAGACTGTTGACTCTGTGAAATGATCTGCGACAACGTAACAATGGGGGACGTGTAGCCGCGCGCAGTTTGGCTATACCCCATGTCAAACAGTACCATTTTAGGGTCCAGGTCAACGGTTGTTCCATCATTCACGGACACCCGGATAGTTTGCGCACGCTGCAAACCATCGGTAATGATAGTTCCACGGTATGGGGGTACGCGAACAAGGCTATATTCGCCGGTCTCGGTGCGTTGCACTAGCACGATCCAATAGTCGTACAGCAAATAGTCAACCAGCACCCTATACCAAAACCGGAACGGGGTTAGCCTGTTGCCAGGGTTGCCAAGTACTCTAGCTAGTTCACCGTCACGCACACGTTCGCGCCCGTTATCGGCGTTGCGCTTGTACACGTATAGCGGGATAGACGCAATGTTGTTGGCGATGAATTCAACCACCATGCGCACGTTAGGTTGTGTGCGCCAAATGTTGGATACGTTGATACCGTTAGTGGGCTCAAAGCCAATCAGCGGTACGGGAGGGTCTATGACGTCAAGCACGACGCCGTTACCTTTCCCTACCGTTTCGTTAAGTTCTGCAAGGGTTGAAAATATCATTTAACGCACCTGCACTACACAAGGAAGTGGCACAATGATAGAGCCCAGAATCTCAACCGGGGTCGGGGTTGGGTTCTGTACTGTTGGGGGGATAAGCTGCGAACAGTTGATTAGCGTGATAGCGTGTTTATCAACGCGGCTTAGGGTTCCCCTAATGCTTGCGTCCCCAATGTCGACTGTGACGATTGCCGCGACGTAGCGGCGTAAAGTTCTATACATTCTGTTCTACCAATGTACGGACATACATAACTAAATTAAGTCTAGCACGCCAGACTCATAAATAGAGGTTGTCTTCTTGTTGACATACACCGTTTCTAGCCACCACAAAGCGGCGGTGCAAGCAATTAGGGGCGAGATGTCACGGCTACTGTTGCGCCTATCCCACATCCAACCGTCGCCCGCGTTGCGCTTGACCGCTGCGGAAGCGGCCAGGTCTAGGGCTTCCTGGCCACGGTGTGCCAGCGGCGTTCGGTCAGGGTTTTCTTTTTCAGCCGCCATAACCCGGTCATAGAACAAGCCACAGCCTAGCGTCACGTCCGAACCTTGCCATTCACGCACACGTAGGCCGGGCACTTTCTTCAAATGGTCTATTAGAGCCGCTGCGGGGCAACCTTTGGAGTTAACCACCACGTCAACCGGGTTAGCGGGGTCCACCCAGGAAGTGAACCATTCTGGAACCCATTCCTGCCAGTTGCGACTAGCGCGGCCAGCACATATTTCAACCTGCGGGCGTCCGTCGCTGTTTATGCCCGCTGCGGCCACGTAGGCTAGGTCACGGTCCCAGGAAACATCCACCGCGAAAACGGCGGGGTTTTCGTCAGGGATAACACCGGCCATGTCTCGGCACTTGTCCCAAGCGCCGTGCGCAAACGGGCCTTCGTACATGTCAAGGACCCACTGGCATAGGCACTCGGTCCTAAATTCTGCTTCGGGTTGTGCTGTGGCTGTTTTGATAACTGCGGGGTCAATAACCCAACCGATAGCGGGGTTAGCTTCTAACCAACCGTCACGGTCCAGGATAGAGCGGCCAGGTTTAGCTGACCATTCAAATAAGCCCACACTGTCATCATCTTCTGTACCGTCTTTGACTTGTAGGGTGAGGCCGTTTTCTTTTTCGTCTTCCCGAACTATCCCGTCAGGGTCACCAAGGGCCTTGTGGGCTTGTTTGCGGTAGTGCATTAGAACAGCTGACGAAATGTCGCCAGCGTTGCTTAGGCCCCACACTTGGGCGTTTGGGCGGGCAATAATCGTGTTGGCTACAGCCGCCCAAACCACCCAGTTTGTTTGTTCGCGTAGCTCATCCAGCAACACAAGGTCACTGGATAAACCACGGCCAGCTTTACGGGTTGCGGCCTTAACTAGATAGGTGCTTTCAGCTCGTTCACCTGTTGGCCCCTCACAAGCCACGGTTAGGCTTTTCTTGCCGTTAGTGTTATTAACGTTCAGGATATAGTTTTTGAGTATCGGGTTACTTTCGACAACCTCAACACAGCCAGCCAGCAAGCCCTCGGCTATGGATAGGTCTTGCGCAGTGCCGACAACTGTCGGTTTACGCAACCCAAACATAAAGAACAGACTAATAACCTGCGCCACGGTTGACTTGCCGTTCTGTCGCGCAACCAGTAGGAAAACGTATTTAAACCTGAGCCTATGGCCGGGGGCGGTCTCTAAAGCCCTAATCAGCAGGGCTTGCTGGAATGGCAATAGCTGCACCCCAAGGATGTTTTCAGCGAAAAAAATGCACGCATAGCCTAGGGTTGTTTCAGGCGTCAAAGGGCGTAACGGGGGCGTGCAGATGCGCGGTTCCCGGTTGCCTTTAGGGCCATCATACCCGGCTACCTTGAACTTGCATTTAGCTTCAGCTTGGGCCAGGAACTCCCAATAGTACGCACCCTCAGGGCTATTCTTATAGTCTTTAGGTAGCGTTGGGGGTTTCAAAACTGTAAAGCCTTTGCAATGTCGTTTTGTAGCTTGTTCATGCCGGTTCCCTTGCCTTGACGCTGTCGGCGTTCCCATGATGCGCGCACGTTAGGCGATAAGCCTAGCGATTCACTAATTTTGTTGTAGGCAAGCGTTAGGTCTTTAATGTCGCGGATAGTGTACGACTCTAGGTCTAGCAGTGCGTCATCAATTTTTGACCCCAAGTCGGTTAGCGCCTGAATCTGCCCGGCGTCAGCGCCGGTTAGCCAGTCTGCGCTAGCAATTGCCGCCTTGGTTTCGCCATATAGTGTTTTACTCATTTGTTTTCTTTCCCCACTGCCGCGACTGGTTGCCGATTGACGGCATAGCCTGTTTGCCTGTGCCCTTAATCTTGTTGCACTCTTGGTGCGCTATCTGCAAATTAGCGGGGTCTAGGCGCAACTCGGGGGCGTAAATCCAGGGTTTAATGTGGTCAACGCTTGGCGCGTCCCAATCATTAGGGTTGCGCGTCGTGTAATTAATCGGTTGCCCACACAACGCACACGGTAGCTTGTTGTAGCGCGCGTTGCGCATAAACTGTTTTTGCACTCGCCGCCAGCGCGAGCCACGAACTTCTTTGCTCATAGCCCACAGTATACAGTTAACCCCC